TCCGGCGATTGTTGTGGAGCCAGTCAGCGACACAGCTGAACAGAACACCAGCCTGCCCACACTGGATTGGAGTCTGACGGTGCGCGTTGCTGTGATCGTGCGCGGCGATATCCCTGACCAGGTGGCGGACCCAATCGTGGAAAGCCTGCACAGCAAGATCATGGCCGACCTGACGCTGGGCGGTTATGCCATTGATGTGCAGCCGCAATCGGTCAGTTTTGACCTGATGGAAGCTGATCAGCCTGCCGGCGTGATCGCTTGCGATTATCTGGTGCGCTATCGCACCAGCGTGAGTAATCTGACAACAGCATGAGGGCTATGATGATTGATGAATACCAAGGGCAAGGCGGCTCGTATCTGCTGAACCCGAAAACCGGCAAGCGCAAGCTCATCGAGCGAACCGAGCCGGCGCAACCACTCAACCCTCAAGTCGAGGAATTAAGCGATGGCTCTGCTGACCCGGAAACGCCTCCTGCTGGCTAAGGCAGAAGCGACATACGGCACCGACAGCTCCCCTGCTGGCACTGATGCGGTGTTGGTGCGCGAGTTGGAAATCACCCCGCTGCAGAGCGACACGGTAGAGCGTGAGCTAATCCGCCCCTACCTTGGCGCTTCTCAAACGCTGCTGGCCAATACTCGCGTCGAGATCACCTTTCAAGTTGAGCTTGCCGGCTCTGGCGCTGCAGGAACCGCGCCTCGATTCGGCTCGATCCTGAAGGCTTGCGGTTTCAGCGAAACCGTTGTGAGCAGCACCAGCGTCACCTATGCGCCGGTGAGCAGCAGCTTCAGCTCGGTCACCCTCTACTACAACGTGGACGGTGTGCGCCACAAACTGACCGGCTGCCGGGGCACCTTCACGCTCAACGGAACCGTGGGCGAGATTCCCTACATCGAGTTCACGATGACGGGCATCTACAACGCACCGACCGACACGGCGCTGCCCTCCGCCACCTACACCAACCAAGCTGTGCCGCTGGTGTTCAAGGATGGCAACACCAGCAGCTTCCAACTGCTGAGCTATGCCGGCTGTCTTCAGTCCATCGAGATGGACATGGGCAATGAGGTTGCCTACCGCGAGCTGGTTGGCTGCACTAAGGAGGTGCTGATCACTGATCGCAAGGTGAGCGGCAACGTGATGATCGAAGCCGTGGCGCTTGCCACTAAGAACTACTTCACGGCTGCCCTGTCTGACAGCACCTTGGGGAATTTGCAGTTTACGCACGGCATCACCGCCGGCAACATCGTCACGGTGAGCAGCAGCACGGTTGACATCGGTGATGTCAGCTACGACGACCAGGACGGCATCACGATGCTGTCGATCCCCGTTGTTGCAATTCCCAGCAGTTCGGGCAATGATGAGGTGAGCATCGTCTTCACCTGATCCTGCATGGCGTTTGTCCTTAATCAATCTGCCACCTACAGGTGGCCGGTAAGCTTTCGCGTACCGACCGATGGCGGCAAGTATGAGCGGCAGTCATTCGAGGCAGACTTCTGTCGCTTGCCTCAGTCTCGGATCAATGAAATCCAGACTGAGGTTCAAGCGCGTCTAAGGGCTGCGGATCTTGGCCGCCAGTATGAGGGCGACATCTCCGACATCTCGATTGCCGATGAGGTGCTGGCAGGTTGGTCCGGCATCGTGGACGACGAAGGCGAAGAGGTGGTGTTCAGCAAAACGACCAAGGCTGAACTGCTGAATGTGCCTAGCTTGGCCGGCTCGATCATCGAGGCTTATTTCGAGAGTATCGGGGGCAAGAAAACAAAAAACTGATCGAGGCTGCGCGTTACTGGATAAGAGGTGGCGTAATCGACCAGACCGCTCAAGACGCTGCAGCCTTTGGCCTTGACATTGATCTGCCGAAAACGCCAGACTTTTTCGAGGTGGAACCTGATGCGTGGTCTGCTGTTCTGATGTTCCTGCGCTGCCAGACGCAATGGCGCAGCGGCCCAGCTGGTTTGATCGGGCTCGATTACCTGGCGCTCGACATGGCGTTTAGACTGTACGGAGTTGAGGACTCTGCCGCGATGCTGGAAGACATCCAGGTAATTGAGGGCGAGATCTTGCAGGCCGTTCACGAGAAGGGCAAGTAGCTATGGCGTTAAACATGGAGGCTGCCGTCAGGATCAAGGCTGATGTCGATGGCGTCAATAATATCGTTGCATTGAACAGAGCCCTGCAGGGCACTCAGGGCGAAGCAAAAGAAACCGCCGGCGCGCTTGGTCGCCTTAAGGGTGCCGCTAGCGGCATCGGTGGCCTGCTGGGTGCTTTGATTCCGGCAGCTGCATTGGCTGGCTTAGCTGCCTTTGCCAAGCGTTCAATCGACGCCGCGGATCATCTTTATGATCTCAGCCAGCGCACTGGCGTTGCTGTTGAAACGCTAAGTAAGTTTGGCAATGCCGCTGCCGATAGTGGAAGTAGCGTTGACGAAGTTGCTAAAGGCATGGCACGCCTTAGCAAGGGCATGGTGGCTGCTGGAGCCGGTGCGAATGACTATGCAACTAAAGTCAAATCTGCCAGTGATGATGCGCTAGAAGCAATCAAGAGAGGAGAGCGCGAGCAAACCGATTTGGTTAAAGAGCAGGGTCGAGATAGGCTCGATGCACTTGAAAATGAAACCGATGCACGGTTGAGAGAGCTAAACAAAAGATATAGACGCGAGCAGGGGCTGTTGGATGATCGCTATGACGATCAAGCTGATGCTGATCGAGAATTGGCAGATGAGTCGTTGCGCAAGACAGAGCGAGCCATCAACCAAAGATACGACAAAATGCGCAGGTCAATAGACGCAAACGAAGGCCTTGCCGATGCAGACCGAGAGAATCAGCTGAACAATCTAAAGCTGCAAGAAGAGGATGAGCTTCATGCTCTAAACAAAAGGCATCAGGCTAGCCAGAAAATGCGCGGTCGCCAGCTTCGTGACAGGAGAAGGGCAGAAGAAGATGCGCTTGAAGAAAGAAAAATGTCGGAAGAGTCAATCATAAAAAACAACCAACAGTCGCAGGCCAAGATGATTGAGTCAGCTACCGCTGCTCAGTTGGAAGCTATAAAAGCGCAATACAAAGACGCCGCTGATGCCTTGGAAAATAACAGCAAAAGCGCTAGTAACGCCTTGGCTGAGCTTGGCATCTCAGCAACTGACTCGGCCGGCAAGCTGCGTCCAGTCGATCAGGTAATGCTGGATATAGCCGATAAGTTTAGTAAGATGGAAGATCCAGCCAAGAAGGCTGCCCTAGCTCAAGAGTTATTTGGCAAAGCAGGGGTTAATTTGATCCCAATGCTGGATCAGGGCCGCGCCGGATTAGAGAAATATCAATCAACAATTAGCACTGAGATGGCCGCAGCGGCTGACCAGTTCAATGACACACTTGCTGGAATTGGCAGAACGATTGCTGGGCCATTTAATCAGGCCCTAACAGCCGCTTTGCCTTATATCACTGAATTTGCTCAGAAGTTTGCAGCTGTATTGCCTAGCGCTATACAGGCTGTAGGCAATGCAATCGTTTCATTGCTTCCTCTGGCTATTCAGCTTGGACAAGGGATCGCGGGCCTAGCAACTTGGTTCTCTAGTTTGCCGGGACCTGTGCAGACAATCCTTGGAATCATGACAGGCTTGACCGCTGCGTTTATTGCCTTTGCGCCTGCGATCACGGCGTTGGTTTCTGTGCTGACGCTGGTGGGGCCATTGTTCACGGGCATTGCTGCCGCACTGGTGAGCATCCCCGCTTTGATTGCTGGCTGGGCTGGTGCGATCGCGCCGCTGATGGCGGCATTGGCTCCGCTTGGCCAGCTGCTGCTTGCGATCTTCAGCGGCCCCGTGGGCTGGGTGGCATTACTGGTGGCTGCTGGCGTAGCGATCTATGCCTTCCGCGATCAGATTGGTGATGTGTTCAATGCTATTGGCGGGATCCTGCAAGCAGGAGCTGCTGGGTTCAAGATCGTCTTTATCGACCCGGTAGCCAATGCGCTCAAGGCGATGGTGGATGGGATCAAATCGCTGTTCTCCGGCCTGGCTCAGGCGCTGGCGGCACCCTTCACGGCCGCGGCCAACATGATCAAGGGCGTGGTGAACAACATCATCGGCGGCATCGAGCGCGGCATCAACGGCGCCATTTCGGCACTCAACCGCATGATCGCTGGTGCTAACGCGGCATTGTCACGGCTCCGGTTGCCAGGCATACCGACGATCCCGACCGTTTCCCTGCCTCGCTTCGCTGAAGGTGGCGTGGTTAGCGGCCCAACCGTGGCAATGGTTGGAGAGGGCGGCGAGCCGGAGTACATCGTGCCGCAGTCCAAGGCTGCCGGATTTGCCGCCAACTGGATGGCCGGCCGCCGTGGTGCTGCTGCGATTCCGCGGTTTGCTGAGGGCGGCGTGGTGGTGCCAAGCAATGCCCAGGTCAGCATCCAGACGGGGCCTGTTACACAAATGAACGGCGCCAATTATGTGACCACGCAAGACCTAAGCCGTGCCGTGCAGGCTGGCGTGCAGCAGACCCTCGACCTGATGCGCAATGATCGCAGCACACGTCGCGCAGTGGGGCTGGCCTGATGAACGACTACGACATCATGTGTTTCCTTGAGTACTACGCAGATCGCACAAACGTGCGTGATCCGATCAGCGGCAAACGTGCGCCAACGCGGCAATGGCAGAACTTCTATCAAGTGGCGCAAACATTCAGCATTGACACCGATGTGGCAGGCAGCTACCTGTATTTGGCGTTTGATGTTGACGGATTCAGCTCTGTTGATGCTGGGTCGATCAACCAGCTCAACGTAGACATTGCTGCGGTTGGCGATGTGGTTGATCTGACCGAGCAGGCTGTAGGCGGTGGGTCCTTGATCATCGCAAGCCTGATCGTGCAGGACCCCGGCGAGGATTCATTTGATGCCAGCAGCGCGCAGCTTATCAGCCGCTACATTGGCAGCATTGAATCTGCGGCGATAACCGATGCCGCCATTGCATGGTCGGTCAATCCAGCAATTGACAAGCAAAAAGGTCAAGTGCCCAGCCGTAAGATTGCGTCAGACTTGATCGGGAGGTTTGTGGGACAATGATGGAAGGGGTGGTCGCCAAAGATTTGACTGTGACATGCAGCGATGGAAGCATCCACGAAGGTGTAGAGCTGTGGCTAAACGATGGCAAGCGCATTTACAGAGCACCTGATGGTCGCAAGCTATGCGTTGAGCTGATCACGTCAGGCACTTTCAATGTGCCCTTGATCGTTTACGCAACAACCATCAGAAATTGCCCCATGGAGGTGGATTGATATGAGTAATTTTCGCCAAATAAAGCTCGGCCACGTTAACGCAAGAATCTCGCGTACATACCCGACACCTGGCAAGTTCCAAACCGACTCACAGGAAAAAGCCAAGCCAGCACGCGCTGGCAAGAAGTTGGATGATTCACTGCTGACCGGCAAAAAACCGTCAGCAGATATTGACAAAGCGCAACGAATTGGCACACCAGGCGAAACGATTCCAATTGTATTTGGCAAGAGGGTTAACAACATTGGTGGGGCTTGGGTTCAACCGCCGTTGGTCAAGTCGGGCACGAGTAATTTTGTAGGTAGCTTTCTGTATCCGATAAGCCAAGGCGAGATTGTTAGCCTGCCCGTTAAATACCGCACATGGGTCGGGCTGCGAACTGTTGCATTTTTGCCGGATCAAACAATCACACTGGCACATGACTACGCAACTGCTGCAAGTCTTGCGGCGGCGCCGAGCGTTTGCCCAATTGGCGGCAGTAGTTTGTTTTGCGGCGTTGAAACGTACTCGTACATCAGCGCGCTATATCCAGCGCAGGTCAATAGCACGTTCATCGAAGTTACACCAGTTGATGTTTACATTGGAACCAAGGAAATCACCAGGGGCACTGGAAGCACCAGCAATTCAGTGTTTTTTGTTGCCACCGATTCCTTCCAAGTTTTTAATTCAAACAGCGGTGCGGATGTAACAGCAGCATTTCTGACTTACGCTGGTATCACGCCAAGCCCATCGGTTAAGTTTGTATGGAACGCAATCCTTAATGGAAGCGGCACGATTATTGGCGGCAAGACGGTTGGGACCATAGAAGACTTTGGTTTTGTCGCGCCCGACCCTGCATTCAAGACAGCGCTAGGGCTCCCCTCTGGAGCCAATGCGGTTTTTGTCTATGAGGTTACAGAGGTCAACAATCAAGTCAATACGTCAAATCCACCCAGCACCGGCACATTTACAGGTGTTCAGCGTGAGTTTGTAATCAGCCCTTACTCTAATCCATCGAGCACGCCAACAGCGAACAATTCCGCATACGCAGACATCACCTTTCTGCGCATCAATGGCAACATCTACGATCCACCGAGCGAGGGTTCGTTCCCCACAACCACCAAACAGATCTTCATCTATTACGAGCAAGGCGTCAAGGTTGATCTGTACAGCGGCGGGCTTGTGGCCGGCGTGTACCCGCGTGGTGCCAGCAACCAGCTGGTCGATCTGGTGATGTACCTCTTCACCATCTACAAGCAAGCCAATGGCGCGGCAACGGCTGACATTGCATCGCCGATCTTCATCGGCAACCTGACCAGCATTGCGGCTTTCTGTAGCCAATACAACCTGTTCTTCAATGGCGTGCTGGATGAGACCGTCAACATCATCGACATCGCGGCAACGCTGGCGCCGTATTTCTTGCTGTCATTCCTGTCGTTTGGCGGGCAATATCGGTTCGAGCCACTGCTGCCGCTAACCGGAAACGCAATCAAGCTGACGGCATTGACGCCAGCGGCTACGTTCACTGAAGACGAGATCCTGCCTGACAGCTTTAGCAAGTCATTCCGCACGGTGTCAGATCGGCAGGACTTCATTGCAGTGATGCTTTACCGCGAAGTCAACCCAAGCGAGATCGGCATTCAACGCACCAAGCAAGTGGCCTACAGCACCACGGCACTAGATGCGCCAGTAGAGCAATTCGACATGACGGATTTTTGCGCAAGCCCTGATCATGCGGCGATGTACGCCAAATACGAACTGGCAAGGCGCAGGTTTTCAACGCATACCGTCAGCTTTGAAACGGCGCTGATCACCACTGGTCTCAAGCCAACTGACATTATCAAAATCCAGCGTCAGCGGATCTCATCACGCGGCGACAACCGCACCGAAATCGAGTGGTATCAAATCACTGATATCACCTATGGCACCAATGGCGGCAGTACGATTGAGGCAGACCATTTCCCGGTGAGCGGTAGCGACATCGCGGAGATCAGCAACTCAATCGTCAACGGCTCCTTCCGTGTGCTCTGATGGCCACCTTCCCCGCCATTGAACCATCGACCCGAGCGCTGACCTTTGGCGACTACCCACAGCTCACCTATCAAGGCGTCAGCGGTGGCAATGTCAGATTTCTGCAAGGCAGCAACCGGGTCAATCAGATCCTGTCGCTGGGCTACCAGTACCTCACCGAAGCAGATGCGACGCTGATCCTTGACCATTACAGCGGCCAGGAGGGCACGCTGCTGGCCTTTGACCTGCCGCTAGCGATCTGGGCTGGGTACAGCAGCCCACCGATCAACTCGATTGATTATGAGTGGCGATACGCCAGACCATTTGAGGTGGCCATCCCAACGCCGCTCCGATACAACATGAGCATCGAGCTGGTAGCAGCGCCGATCTGATGAGCACCTTTCCAGCCCTGGTTCCATCGACTCGCACGTTCACGCCAGGTGATGTGCCAAACGTCAAGCAGGTGGCGCTTTCAGGCGTTACGGGTGGGTTTAGGCGTGGCAACCGCCGCATTGGTCAAAGCCTGTCGCTGTCATTCCAGCGACTGACGCAGGTGCAGCTGGATTTGATCACGGCGCACTACGTTGATCGACAGGGCAGTTTCGACATTTTCTTTCTGTCGCCTGAGGTGTGGAGCGGATATACCACGCCGCCAGTGCCGTTGCTTAGTGATTTTGCTTGGCAGTATGCAGGCCCGCCCAGCATCACCGACAGCTCGTGCGGCAGGTGGGAGGTTGAGGTTGGCCTGCAAACGATCCCGATTGACTTAAGCGACTTGGTGTTTGACGCCCAGCAAGCGGCAGCCAGCCCGGCAAGGGCGTATATCCTAGATGCAGGCGGCGCCGCTGCAGCGCCTGCGCGAGACTACATCATCAGTCCCATAGGCGCGGCATGAGCATCACACTCACGGCATTGATGAAGCAGCGGTATGACACCGCTGCCAACTGGACCGCTGCCAACCCGACGCTGCTGGCGGGTGAGATCGGCATTGAGTCAGACACCAAGAAATGGAAGCTAGGCACCGGCGCCACCGCATGGAACAGCTTGGGGTACATCCCAGGGCTGTCGATCAGCGCCTATCCGCTGGTCAATGCCGACATCGCCAGCAATGCGGAGATCGCGGTCAGCAAGCTGGCTGATGGCACCCCACGGCAGCTGCTGCAGACTGATGCGGCTGGCACGGGCGTTGAGTGGGCCAGCAACATCGACATCCCTGGCACGCTGGATGTTACAGGTGCTGCGACGTTCGACAACAACGTCATAATCCAAGGCGACCTGACCGTTAACGGCACCGAGACAATCATCAACACCCAGACGCTAGATGTTGAAGATAAGAACATCGTCATCGGTAAGGTCGTAACACCGAGCGACATCACAGCCGACGGCGGCGGCATCACGCTGAAGGGCACAACCGATAAGACGATCAACTGGATTGATGCCACCGATGCCTGGACGCTGAGCGAACACGTCAACATCGCCAGCACCAAGGAGTACCGCATCGCTGGCACCAAGGTTCTGGATGCCACCAGCCTGGGCTCTGGTGTCACTGGCTCTAGCCTTACCAGCGTCGGCACGATCGCCACTGGCGTCTGGAATGGCACCACAATCGGCACGGCCTACGGCGGCACCGGCCAGACCACCTATACCGACGGCCAATTGCTGATCGGCAAAACCGATGGCACGTTGGCAAAAGCAACGCTGACCGCTGGCAGCAACGTCACGATCACCAACGGCAATGGCAGCATCAGCATCGCCAGCACTGATACCACCTACACCGCTGGCGATGGCCTCGATCTGGCTGGCAATAGCTTCTCGGCTGACCTGAAAGCTAATGGCGGCTTGGTAATTGAATCCACTGAGCTGGCTGTTGATCTCAGCGCTAGCAGCATCACCGGCACTCTGGGTGTGGCTGATGGCGGCACCGGCCAGACGACTTATACCGATGGCCAATTGCTGATTGGCAACAGCACCGGCAACACGCTGAGCAAATCCACGCTCACGGCTGGCACTGGCATCTCGATCACCAACGGTTCCGGTAGTGTCACGATTGCATCAACAGTCAGTGGTGGCTTGCCAACTACCGGCGGCACGCTGACTGGCGACCTGTTGATGGACAACCAGTCTGATGTGCGGTTTGGCGAAGCCACTGCTAACGGCAGCAACTGGGTGGCGTTTCAAGGTGCGGCGAGCATTGCAGCTAACGTCACCTGGACGCTGCCGGCTACGGATGCCACGGTTGCCGGCCATGCGCTTAAAAGCAATGCCGCTGGAACGCTCTCTTGGGGTACTGCAGGCGGCGCTACGGGTGGTGGGACCGATGACGTGTTCTACGAAAACAGCCAAACCGTGACGACCAACTACACTTTGACTGCCAGCAAAAACGCCATGAGCGCTGGACCAATCACGATAAACTCTGGGGTAACCGTCACGGTCCCCAGTGGCGCCTCTTGGGTGGTGGTGTAAGTCATGCCAATCGGAATCAACGGCTCTGGAACAATCACCGGCATCAGCGCAGGTGGTCTTCCTGATGACTGCATCACCACGGCTGACATTGCAGCCAATGCCGTCACCACCGCCAAGCTTGGCACCAGCGAGGCATCGGGCCTGGCAAAAGCGTGGGTGAACTTCAACGGCACCAGCACCGTGGCGATCCGCGCCAGCTTCAATGTGAGCAGCATTACGGATAACGGGACGGGGGACTATACGGTGAACTTCACGACGGCGTTGGCGGATGCTAATTATGTTGTAGCTGGAGCGTGTAGATATGCGGACGGAAGCGCTACAAGTGCAATGAGAGTAATTTCGATTGCTTCAACAGGCACTCTGGCAGCTGCAATGACAACATCTTCTGTTCGCTTGGGAACAACTTTTGCAAATGGTAGCTTAGAAGATGTTCAAGTCGTAACCGTCGCCATCTTTCGGTAACCCATCATGAAACGAATCATCTACCAAACCGAATCCGGCGGCGTCGCGGTAATCATCCCCGCCGAGTCTGTCGAACTGGCGCTGAAGGATGTGCCCGAAGGCGTTGCCTACGAGATCGTGGACGAAACCGACATCCCTACCGACCGTTTCTTCCGCAATGCTTGGACAATGGGCGACTGCTGCATCGAGCAAGACCTCGATAAGTGCAAGGAGATCGGCCACGACATCCGCCGCACCCAGCGTGCTGAGGAGTTCAAGCCCTTTGACGAAGTGATTATGAAACAGATTCCAGGTGCTGACGCTGCTGTAGCAGAAGAAGCCCGTCAAGCCATCCGCGAGAAATACAGCGACGTTCAGGATGCGATCGACGCAGCCGAAACCCCCGATGACATCAAAGCTGCACTGGAGGTAACACCATGACCTTACGTCTCAACGGCGCCACCTCGGGCTTCACCGAAATCGACGCACCAGCAGTCGCTGGCTCAAACACGCTGGTGCTGCCCGGCGGGAATGGCAGCAACGGCAACATCCTCGGCACCGATGGTGCGGGCAACCTGAGCTGGGTCAATGGCCGCATGGTGCTGGAAACCGCCAAGGCATCCACCAGTGGCACCTCAGTGGACTTCACCGGGATTCCCAGTTGGGTGAAGAAGATTACGGTGATGTTTGACGGGGTTAGTACGAATGGGACTTCCTATGTACAAATACAACTTGGTGATGCTGGCGGCGTTGAGACAGCTTCATATCTTGGCGCAACCCAAACATCCTCAGCCGCCCAAGCACATTCTTCTGGTTTTTTAACTGACGCTAGTACTGGCTCAGCAGCAAGCGTAAGACATGGAGCTGTTACGCTAACCAACATTACTGGAAACGTGTGGGCTTCGACGATAAACATAGGTTGGAGTAGCTCGGCAAATGCTTTTATTGGCGCAGGTTCCAAATCCTTGTCAGCTACCCTAGACCGCGTCCGCATCACCACCGTGAACGGCACCGACACCTTTGACGCGGGGTCGATCAACATCCTGTACGAGGGCTGATCATGAGCACACTTAACGTCTCAAACATCGCCGGACCATCTAACACCGGCACAGCAGCAGTCCTCAGTTCAGTTAATGGCGGCCCAATATCGGGCGCTAGGAACCGCATCATCAATGGCGCGATGGCAGCGGATCAGCGCAACGCTGGCGCATCCCAGACCTTCACCGCAGCCGCGGCATTGGCCTACGGCGTAGACCGCTGGTACGGCTACTGCACCGGAGCCAACGTCACCGGCCAGCGCATCCAAGGTGCAACAGTCGGCCAGTTCTACTACCGCTTCACCGGGGCAACATCCGTTACCGCCATCGGCTTCGGCCAGCGCATCGAACAGCTCAACAGCGCCGACCTAGCAGGCACCACGGCAACCCTGAGCGTAGATCTAGCCAACAGCCTGCTCACCACGGTGACCTGGACGGCGTTTTACGCCAACACTGCCGACACTTTCGGCACCCTTGCCAGCCCAACCCGCACCCAGATCGCCACTGGCACCTTCGCGGTCAACAGCACCGTCACCCGCTACTCAACGAACATCAGCGTCCCGGCTGCAGCCACTACCGGCATTGAGATTGTCTTCACCGTTGGAGCGCAAACCTCCGGCACTTGGACAATCGGTGATGTTCAACTGGAGCGCGGCACCGTTGCCACCCCGTTTGAGCGCAGGAGCTACGGGCAGGAGCTGGCGTTGTGTCAGAGGTATGCGTATGTAAATCAGCAAGGTGATACGGGAAGGGCTGAAACAATAGCTAAAACAAACAACTCTGTTAAGTTTCCTGTGACCATGCGAACTGCACCGTCCGCTGCGGTTCTGGGAACACTGAAATACAGGGACAATTCAGGAACTACAACTAGAACAGCGTCATCACCCTCAGCCCCATCACTCAGTCCAAGCACCCCTGATGGCGCTTATTATGAACTCACAGCATCGTCGTGGTCACCATCAAACTTTACCATTGGCAATTTGACCCATATTTGTTGCGATGCCGGAGGCAACGGCCTTCTTTTTTCAGCGGAACTTTAAGATGTATCAACTAACAAACTCTGATTGTGTTATTCGGCTGTCGGACTTGACCGGCATCCCACCCGACCCAGCCAACACTGACTATGCCGCCTACCTGGCGTGGCTGGAGGAAGGCAACACCCCCGACCCAGCCCCCGAGCCCGAGCCCGCTCCTGTGCTGACCACCGAGCAAAAGCTGGAAGCGGCTGGGCTGACGGTGGCGGAACTCAAGGCACTGCTCGCTGAAGACTGATGGCCGTCAAAGCCAAAGCCGGATTATCTGGCACCATTCGCAAGGAACCGGTGCCTAAGACCACCAGCATCGGGCACGGGCTGCGGTCTCGCCCTCGGCGCCGTGGCCGCAAGCGTTACCGCGGGCCAGGCCGATGATGGATCCGCAGACCCGCGAGAACTGGCGACGCATCCGCGACACGCTGGAAACGGCGGGGAAGACTGACAACCACTACTACAGACGCGCTCTTGCGATCCTCGCCGGCAGGCCTGACCCTTTCGATCGCTACGATGGGGTCAGACCAGGAACAGCCGGTGACGGACGACCCTAAAACAGTCGGCGGCGTGTTCGTAGCGTCCCTCCCCGCGGCGATCGCGGCAGGCATGTTTGCCATCGGCGCTCTGCTGGTCAACATGCAGATTCAATCAGCGCGCATTGAGGCCACGCTCACGCAGATGGCAGCCTCAGTAGACGAGCTGAAGAACGACTACAAAATCCAGCTATCGGAACTCGACAAGCGCGTGCGCGTGCTGGAGATCCGCAAGTAACCTGAGGCCACCGACATGGATGCCATGAGCCCCGAAACTATCGCCGTCGTTGCAATCGTTGTCGCTGCTGGCAGCGAGATCATTGCCCTTACTCCCCTCAAATCCAACAGCTGGCTGCAGCTGTTGCTTCAGGCTGGCCGGATCATGTTCCCCAAGCAGCGCCGCTGATCAATGACCAACACCGCCTCGATCACGCTGGAGCAGCTCTTCCGGTTCTATCGCGGGCTGCCGCATCAGATGGCCGCCATTCAAACGCTGGAGAAGGATCTGGCGCTGAACGGTTACACGGCAGCAATGCGGCGCGATCGCGCATGGTTCGCTACCTGGAGTCAAGACGGGAAGCAGCAGGATCTTGGCGCGGCGCTCAAGCTGATCCAGCGGTTTGAGGGCTGCCATCTCGATGCCTACAAATGCCCCGCCGGTGTGTGGACAATCGGCTGGGGCAACACACGCTATCAAGACGGCCGGCCGGTCAAGCAAGGCGACAAAATCAACCGCATTGAAGCGGACATGTTGCTCCGCCAGGAGGTGGACCGCATCGCCGCCAAGCTGGCTAAGGACGTGCCGGGCTGGCGCGAGATGGCCGATGAGCAGCGCTGTGCGCTGGTGTCATTTGCCTACAACCTCGGCGCTGGCTTCTACGGCGCCGAAGGATTCGAGACGATCAGCAAGCGGCTGAAGGAAAAGGACTGGGCGCGCGTGCCTGAGGCGATGCTGCTCTACCGCAACCCCGGCAGCAGCTTCGAGGCGGGCCTCAAGCGCCGCCGCGAGGCCGAGGGCGCACTCTGGCGCCAAGGGCTGCCGCAGCAGCCGCAGGCCAGTCCCTACAAGGTCAAGCCATCCGATCCGTTCAGCACCAGGCTGTCGGCGCACTTCACGCTCGGTGAGTTTGCGCTGGGCCAGGAGGTGCGGCGTTTCCAGCATCAGCACCAGGTGGATACCGCGGCCGAACTGGCGGCCTTTCTGGAGCGCGTGCGGGTGGCTTTTGGCGGCAAACGCATCACGATCACATCCGGCTATCGGCCGCCGGCGATCAACCGCTCAGTTGGCGGCGCCAGCGGATCTGAGCACCTTTACGACGCGCCCAGCGTCGGTGCAGTGGACTTCTACGTTGACGGCGCCGACATCAACGCGGTGCAGGCCTGGTGCGATAAAAACTGGCCGTTCAGCCTCGGCTACGGCGCGCCCAAAGGGTTTGTCCATTGTGGGATCCGCCAGGGCCGGCCTCGCATCAGATGGGTGTATTAGAGCCAGCATGATCATTCCAGACCACGAGATCGCCCGCCTCTGTCGTCAGGCGGCGATGGTGGTGCCTTACAACGCCGACCTGCAGAACCCCGCCAGCCTTGATGTGCTGCTCGGCGATCGACTGATGATCGAGGTGGAAGATCGGCCGGAGCTGCAGATCCTCGGCATCAGCCACCACACGCAGGAGAACCCCTACTGGCTGGCGCCGGGTGAGTTCTGCCTAGCTGAAACGCAAGAGATCTTCAACCTGCCCGATCACATCGCCGCGCAGTTCGTGCTCAAGTCCAGCCGCGCCCGCGAGGGCCTCGAGCACTTGATGGCCGGCTACTGCGACCCAGGGTGGCACGGCAGCCGGTTGACGCTGGAGCTGCACAACAGCCGCCGCTTCCACAACATCGCGCTCTGGCCCGGCATGAAGATCGGCCAGATGGTGTTCCATGTGATCGCAGGCACGCCTGAGCGCACCTACGCGATGACGGGCCGCTACAACAATGACGAGCAGGTAACGGCTAGCCGCGGGTGATTTGCAGCCGGCTGATCCTTGCCGGCGCCTCGGCCGGGTCATCTAGGGGGATCATCTGGTAGTCATCAACGCCATGCGTCTCTGCCCAATGCTGCGCGGCGATGTGGGTGGGAAACGGCCCGACGTGCCACGGGCCGAGGTTGAGGATGTAGGTCATGGATGGAGAATAGGGCCGCCGGAGCGGCCCGGCGAGGGTCAGGCCAGTGCCCGGTTAGCGAGCATGGTGTCGGCGGTAGTCAGACGCTGCATCAGCTGAGGCAGGATGTGAAAGTGGCGCTCGCGCTTGGCGGCTTCGATCATGTTCAGGGTTTCGGCGCGGAACTCCTGCCACTCTTGGCGCTGGGATTTGCGGGCAGGCTTGGCGGCGGGCCAGAGCACGACCACCTTGGCGGGCTGGGCGAGGTTCTGAGCTTTGAAGGCGGCGATCTCGGCGGCGGTGCGGGTCATCGGTCCGGTGCGGTTGATGTGTGAACTATACACCGCAGACAGCGCACCTTCCCCCGATCGCGCGGCCAGTTGACAATCCGTAACACCGGGCGATCAGGTCGCGTCCGTTACCGTAAGGCCAGCCGGGCCTTGCCCCATGCAGGCCTACTTGGTCGAGATCAACGCCAAGCTGATCATCAGGTCTGACACCGAGCCCGAAGAACTCCCCGCCGACATCTACGCGCAGCTCACCGAGTTCATTCGCAACGATGACGACATCGTTGATCTCGACGTCTCAGCCTTCGCCCTGCCTGGCCTAGACAGTGGATCAGACGCACATTGACGAAACGCGCCTGATCACCCGACGCTCAGCGCGTGATCAGATCCACCTCGCGTGGAACTACCAATGCGCCTATTGCAACGACCCGCTCGGCCGTTCCCCAACACTTGACCATGTGGTGCCCAAGGTCCACGGCGGTCTGACGGTACGCGAGAACCTGATCAGCTGCTGTCTCGGATGCAATTCCGCGAAGGGCAAGGCCAACTGGGTGGACTGGTATCGGCAGCAGCCGTTCTGGTCGGCCGAACGCGAGTGGTCAATCGTTCAGTGGCTTGGCGGCTGCTGCTAACGGCCCACCATCTGGTCGGCATACATCAGCGCCTGCCACAGGTCTGAGCTGTAGCGGCAGGTGCCGGCTGTGCAGGTGCGGTAATACAGCTCCCCGCCGTCAGCTGGCTCCAACGTCTCCACCGTCACCCCAGGATGGGGCTCGGTGCTGCTGATCACTGTGGGCTCTTGCATGGCGTGAACACCGCGCAGGTGGCCGCAAATCTTCCCCCAGTCTGGCGGCACTCTGGGATGTCCAGCTCGCATTTGCCGCGGCCGCCAGGTGTCCAATGGATGCAGTCCCAGCACATCACCTTCGCCTCGGCCTCGACTGGCCGCGCCTTGGCACGAAACGCGGTGTAAAGGTTCTGCCCCCGCAGCATCGCCTGGCGCAGGTCCACGGTGCCGGTGTCGGCTACCAGCTGGTGCTCGGGCTTGGGGCCGAGGATGATGTGCGCGTGCCACGTCTGGCTCGCCCGCTCGCAGATCAACAGCAAGCGGCCAGCGTGGAGGGAGATCATTGCTGCTCGCCGTGTGATGGCAAGTGATACAGCCGCTCAAGCATCATGCTGGGGGGATCTTGCTCATCCATGTTGGCCGCAACAAAGGCTGCCGCCGGATCGGTGGTATCAGCTGACAGCAGCACGTCCGGCCAGAACCGATCCTTCACCACCAACAGGCTCACCCGCGGGCTGCGGTGCAACACCCAGACAGCTAGGCGCTCCAGCAGCGAAATGTTGGGCAGGATGTTCATCGTTCCAGTTTGGCGAGAAGTCGGGACAGATACCACTGGGCCTTAGCTGCATCCTGAGCAGGGTTGCCCTTGCTCCACATCCGCAGCAGATACTTCAGCGCCTGCCACTGCAGCGCGCCGAGCACCGGATCAGGCGCGTGCTGCACCGCGTCCTCGATCACGTCGATCGCCTCAAACCGGCCAGCGGTGTAGTGCGGCGGATGGTTAACCGGGTCGCTCATCGCCTGGCCTCCAGATCGCCGGCCAGCACCGCTGCCGATCGCAGCAGCGTGCTTAGCGTGACCGGTCGCATCTTGCGCTCGCTGGCGTAGCGAATCGCCCAACGCACGCCCATGGAGATGTTGCCATTGCCCAGCTCGCGGGCGGCGTCGATCTCCTCCTGGCTGATCCGCAGGTTGACGGTGAAGTTGCGGCCTTTGCCCCTAGCGCTGCGTCCTGGGTTCACGCCCACCTCCCGAGCAGCTTGGCGCGGCACACGGCGATGCACTGCTGCGCGTGCTTCTCGGCCAGGTGGCTGTCAGTCTCGCCGATCGCGGTGACGCAGGCGGCGTGCAGGTCGGCATAGTCGGCGTCGCGGAAGTTCGCTGCCACATCACGGCAAAACTCCTCCCACAGGCCGGTGTAGGTGCCGCAACTCCGGCCGCTGGCTTCGTAGATCGCGTCCATCATGTGGGCGCGTTGCAGATCAAGCTGGTGTGATTTCATGGATGGCTCAAGGCTTGCAGGATGTTGAGCAGCTCCTCGCGGCGCGCGGAGATGTGCGGATGGCTTGGCAGGTTGGCCAGCTGATCAAGGCGGACCCGCAGCAGGTTGGCCAGCCGCAGGCGTTCTTCCTGCTGGCCGGCGCCGAACATGCCGGAATCGCTGATCAGGGCTTCCAGTTTGGCGCGGATGTAGTCAGTCATCAAATACCCAAGGAAAGTTGCGTTGGCGCCAATGGCGCGCCATGAACTGCGATCTGACCCAAAGCAATAATTTGCTGCTGGCGATCGTAGGCAGGCCGAGCAAAGCCCAGCTGATACAGATGCAAATCGTTTTGCAGCAGTGCCACGGCTACAGCCCGCCATGATGGCGCGCGACCCGATGCGGCCACCTTGGGCGGCACTTCATCTGGTATTCCGTGCGAATAACAGCGGCGTTTCCAGGTCTGCACATATTCCGAGACTCTCTCGGTAGCGCAACTCCCAGGCTTGAATGGCTCTGTCTGCTTGTCGGTTCGCCAAAACCCGTTGCTCATCTGTCAAAAGTCCCCATGCTTGTCGTGTGATGTCTTCAGGGCAGCGCAGTGCTAACGCTGTAGCCGCATGGCCGATCCACGCCTTGCGGTTTAAGTTGTAATCAGTCAAGGCGTTAATGCAACTGTTGGGCCATTCCACAATGACCCGTTGCATATATCGACCATACAGCCGGTGATTGCCCGTGAAGATGATTGCCCGTTGCAGGTAGAGGCGGCGATTGGCCACCTCGCCCCACATGTTGCAGCTGATCTCTTCCCAAGCGTCAATAGGCAACCAGATCCTCTTCAGCTTCACGTTCAAGGTCCTCGGTTACGTTGTCGATCTGCTCTACATCCCATGCCTTGCTGAAATCCTTGCCAAGGAACAGCGAGGCAAGACCCGTCACCTGCTTAAGGCGCAGCAGCTCATCAGGGCTCATGCCGATGTGCCTGCAGATCCATGCGTCACCTTTGCCCATCTCGATAAGCTCAGCAACGATCACGCTCATTAGCTCGATGTTGTGCGAGCCACGGGCACGGTTGTGACGGATGGTTGAAGCCATGCGGTCGTGCAACTCCTTGCGCAGCACTACCACCGGCAGGCGCCCGCCTTCACGTTCGCGGATCCGCTGACTGTTCTTGAGTGTCAGATAGCGGTGAAAACCGTCAACGACCACATATAGGTCGCGTTCGGCATCATGCACCACAACAACAGGCTGCGTGTAACCATCTTCCCAAATCGATGTTTCGAGTAGTGCCATCTCAGGCGGGGCCACCGAGTTGGGGTTGTAATCGTTGGCGGTAACTTTCTCGATAGGAATGCTGCGAACAGAGTAGACCGGGGATCGCCAAGGGTAAGAGTCGTTCGCATCGTGCAGTTCATCTCCTTTTAGGGGTGGATTAAAAACGCATATAAGAGTTGTGGGCTCTAAGGCTTCAAACGTGTGTGCATCGTGCTTGTCCAAGACGTAGGTTACGTCAGGGCCGACAGCAACAATTTCTTGCGTTGCTTCATTGATCAACAGCCCCTTGCCGCTGACGCAGTAGCAAGTTTCTAGATGGTGCTGATAGTGCCAGCGGTGAGGGGTGCCAGGATGCACGACGGTTTTGGTCATGCTGTAGCCCATGCCGTCAGTCTCAACGACTAATCGATGGCTGGTAAAGCCACCGCGGGGGCATTGCACAACGCGGTCGTCTGGCAGTTGAGCGGCGTTCAGGATCTTCATTTGGCAGAGCGGTTAAGGACTTGGCTGTACTTGCGTTGAATTGAGCGTTGGCGGCGTTGCTGCTCTTGCGTTGGAGCAAGGCCTAGGTACTTGCAAGTGTGGTCATTCTTGAGAACGGTGATGGCAAACCGTTTCCATGAGGTGACCATGCTGTTGTGGCAGGGTAGGCCATCAAGGTGATCAGGTGGCACCTTGATCACGACGCGGCGCAAATTGTTGCCTCCGTGGCGCGTGGTGCCATTGATGTAAAAGCGAACGCCGATCCGGCCAAGGGCTTCAATAATCAACTCAGGAAGACCGCGCCCCACCCGTCCCCAGTAACGGATTGACTGAATGAAGCGCTGTTTAAAATTTGCGCTTGACTGATCGGGCAGCGTAGCCAACAAAAACTTTACGAAGGACTTCCATGTGTGGCCGGCAGGCAACTTGAAGGACTTGTAATCAAGCTGCTTGCCGTATGTAGCCATAAAGTTGGCACCTGCAACACGCGCGCAAAGCCTGGCCCAGATCTGCGGATCAATCACCCGATACATGGCCAAGCTGGATTTGGACTCTGACATAAATGGCGAGGCAACACGCATCTTTTTAATAGGGATGCCGGCCATATAAAACACGTCATAGAGCTTGTTGTAGTCCCACCCAAACTTGGCGTTAGCAGTCCAGATGTCCTCCGTGCGCCAATCGTAGATTGGGTAACAGTTGTAAGTGTGAGCCGTATTCTTCTTGGTCCACATGCGGCCAAGCATGGTCTCTTTGTCTTGGTTCATGATGGCTCGAAACCGATTGAGTGATTCAACCGTGCGAATGCCGATGAGGTTGGCGCAGGGTTCGCCTTGGCTGTACCACTCCGCGAACATGTCCCAAAATGTGGCGTAGTCCATGTTCTCAATGAACAAGTCGCCAAACGGATGGTTTTGCAGGTTGACAATGTAATCTTGCCCAGGCATCGGCCGAATCCATCTATGGCGGTCCGCCTCGCCCCAGCATTGCCAATCGATCTCGTAAGAGCTGACGGTACAGGGCAGCGTGATCGGTAGGCAGCACCAGTAAATGTCAAGGATGTCGCGGTTGGCTTCGAGTATGCGATGCATAAACTCTTCGCTGTGGTTGTAGTTGGCTTCGTTGTCCATGATTTGGACGCCAACCTTGACCGCCAGTTGCCTCTCTCGTATGTAGTCGCAAACCAGATTCAGGAGAACGCCGCTGTCTTTGCCGCCCGAGAACGAAACGTAAACCCGGCTGAAGTGAGCAAAGACGAAATCCAGTCGCTCTATGGCGGCGTCGTAAACGGATTGCTCAAGATAGGCTCTGCTTGTCATGCCACCTCCACGGCGGCACTAGGCCAGCGGTTGCGGGCGTATTGCAGCGCGCGCTTTTTGCTCTCAGCCTTGGTGCTCCATGTCATGGGCTTGGCCCCGGGCTGGCAGATGATCAAGGTGTAGGGCCTGACGGAGGCTTTGGGACGCGGCCGGCTAATGCCTTCGCCAAAGCGGCCTTTCTCCTCCTCTTGCCATACAAAAGCGGTGATTTCAGGCATGGATGGACGGGTCGGTAACAGTTGCAGGGTTGAGCCATTCCAGCTCTTGCCACCACGGCATCCAGTCGAGGGCGGCCTTGGCTTTGGCATCAGTCAGGCTGTGAGCCCAGATGCACTCGATCACGTTGGCGGATCGGATCTGGAAGTAGAAGCGGCGCATCTTGGTCATGGCTTGAAATAATGATTGGCCCATTTAAGAAGTGAATCTAATTCGTGAATACCTTGCGGAATAAGTTTTTGATGCTTCCAAACTATCGGCGGATCGATTGGCGTTCCGTCGAAATCGATGATCCATTCCTTGGTCCCTGGGTATTCTGGGTTTGGAACCCAAGGACACCATTCTTTGTTTCCATCTCGGAAATACTGTTCAAGATGCCCATCACAATCGCGTAGAGCACATTTGACGCCATTCAGCGTAGTGATCGGATATTTCATGGCTTCAGATTCGGATGGCAAGCGGGATGGTTGTGGTGCGCCAGCGTGGCGGCATCGCGACCGCCGGAGTAGCCCGCGGCGTAGATGACGCACAGCAGCAGCAGGGCGCTGATGCGGTTGACCCAAGGGTTGGTGATCATGGTGGTGTGGGTGGACTGGCCAAGAATACACCACCGGCGGCGCACACCGCAGCGGGGCTGTCACATTCTGTGACGTTCGTCCGCCTCGGCGCTGCGGCGCTCGCTTGCCTCACGCAGTGCTGCCAGCTGATCCTTCGCCTCGACGTGCCCCACCCGCAGCCGCGTGTGCGCAGCCTGCAGCTCCAGCGGCACCCGCAGCACCGGCTTTCTTAGGTGTCCCTTGCTCCATCCCACCGCATAGTTCGGCACCGGCACCTCAACGGTGAACCAGGCATGGCCGCAGCTCTGGCAGACCCGTCGCCGCACGATCTGGTCGTCCAGCTTGCTGTTCGTGGCGGTGGCTCGGTGATCGTTGTGGCTGCACTGTGGGCAGATCATGGGCAACATGGGACAACCTGCCCCGGATAGATGAACTTCGGTCAATGGATGGCGGTCAAGATCCCGCCAGAGAAAGCCTTCCAACTAGAGGCCCAGTGCCGGGCGCTGCAGGCTACTGGCGAAACCGGCAAGCTTGCAGCCGCCCTGTTGCGCCAGGCCTCCTACCAACAGGAGCTGCTCCAAGCGGCCGTCAATGAGATCGCCCGCTTGGAGCTGCAGCTGATGTGACCTAGAACAGGTCGCCATCGGTCACGTCGACCACCGTGCCGCCGGTGGCGTGGGCGAGGCTCTGAGCAGCGCCAGCGGCTGCCATCTTCTCGTCGATCGCTTTTTGGGTTTTGAAGTCAGGCTCGATCGTGATCCCGAGGTACTTCACCCCCGACTGGCTGGTGTTGTTGTAGCCCGTGATCCGCACCGGGATCTCACCTTTGTCGTTCGGGTCAGCGTTCATGATGTAGCTCGCGAACGCCATCCGGTCCTCTTCCTTGATCCCGAATACGCCATCAATGTCGGGATACTTCTTGCTGGCGTCATAGCGATCGCCGAGCCGCTGCTGCAGCTTCTCCGGCGTGTTCTTGAAGATGGCGCCTTTGATCTTGAAGGTCATGATCAATCGTGAGTGATGGTGTTGGCCTGTTCGTATTGCTCAACCCCGGCCAATGGGTAGAGCACGCGCCCCTCGATGCGCACATAAGCTGGCCCGGTTGATTGCCGGCGCCAACGGATCAATGTCTGACGGTGCATGTGCCACCG